TTCAACACCATTTAATGTTGGTATTTATACAACTTCATTATTGAAAAATATGATTGGTGTATTGGATAGTGATATAACATTGAAAGTAGATAAAGCCGGTGAGAAAGCAGTTAGTTTGAAATTGAGTTCGGATGATACCGAAACTTCATACCAATTGGCGGATTTGGGTGTAATTCCACCTGTTCCAGATTTGAAGGCATTGCCTGATTTCGGTATTGCAATTGATATGACATCACAAATGGTAGATCGTTTTATCAAAGCAAAGGGTGCATTGAGTGATGTAGATACTTTCACAATCTTTACGGAGGATGGTGATTTGAAGATGGCAATTGGTTATTCTTCTATATCAACAAACAGAGTAACATTCACAGTAATCAAAGGATTTGATGGTGATGTAAAACCAATCTCATTCTCATCAAAATATTTAAAAGAAATTCTTACAGCAAATAAAGAAGCAACCAATGCAAAACTCAAAGTATCGGTTGATGGATTATCAAACGTTGAATTTCAGATTGATGATTTTGTATGTAAATATTATTTAGTAGAAATTTCAAATTAATAAAATGGCAGAACAATTAGATTTATTCCCACAAGAGGAATTACAAACACAGGGTAGTGTAGAGATACCACAACCAAAATTAATTAAAGATGCAGAGTGGTGTTTTCAATTTTTCAATAATGAACCAGTGGTATTTGGTTGGTCATCAAAAGAATCCGAAACAACTCCTTTGGTTCTAAAAATAGAACCAATTGATGGTGAATCATTGACATTCCAACATAATGGAATGGTTTTTAGAATATTTGCAAAAGAAATATCAGAAGAAACAAAATTGGAAAGAACAAAACAAAACGAGTCTACAAATGAAAGTGAAAGTACAGAAGCTGGATCCTAAAGCAGTAATACCAACATACGCCAAAGCAGGTGATGCTGGAATGGATTTAGTAATCACACGCATCATAAACGAAAATAAATTAGACATTACATATGGATTTGGAATTTCATTAGAAATACCTGAAGGTTTTTTGGGATTAATATTTCCTAGATCATCCATAAGAAAATATGATTTAATTTTGACAAACTCTGTTGGTGTAATAGATAGTGGGTATAGAGGCGAACTACAAGCAACTCTTAAAAAGACAGGACCTCATTCATATGAAATTGGTGATAGAGCTGCACAGATTATCATATTACCATATCCACAAATAGAGTTTGAAGAAGCACAACAATTATCTAATACCGAAAGAGGCAAAGGCGGATTCGGTTCAACTGGAATATAATATGAGTTTTTTCGCAAACGATATAAGTAAAAGAGAACATAGTTTGTGGGTGGAGAAATACCGTCCACAAACACTTGCCGAATATGTTGGAAATGAGCAAGTAAAAGAAACAATCCAACAATATCTGGATACAAATGATATTCCACAATAAGGTTAAGAACTTCGCATCATCGGTAGGTTTTGCAGGATTCAAAGTTATTATATTAGACGAGTTCGATTATATGACTCCAAATGCACAGGCGATACTTCGTAACTTAATGGAAACATTTAGTAAACATTGTCGGTTTATTCTTACTTGTAATTACATTGAGAAAATTATTGACCCGATTCAAAGTCGTTGTCAATCTTTCGCAATTACACCACCAACTAAAAAAGATGTTGCAGTGCAAGTTAGTAAGATTTTGGATACGGAAAAGATTAAGTATGACATTAAGAATGTAGCTGATATTGTTAGTTCTTATTATCCTGATATTAGGAGAATACTTAATACTTGTCAATTACAATCAGCAAAAGGAGAATTGAAAGTAGATCATAAAGTAATGGTTGAATCAAATTTCCAAACAAAATTGATTGACTTATTAAAATCAAATGATGACAAACGTAACTTGTTTATGAAAATTAGACAGGCGGTAGCAGATAACCATCTAAACGATTATTCAGAAATGTATTCAATCCTATACGATAAAGTAGATGAATATGCAACCGGAAATGTAGCAAATACGATTATGACAATTGCAGATGGTTTATCCAAAGATGCATTAGTAGTCGATAAAGAAATCGTATTTATGAGCACAATTATTCAAATTTTAAACATAATAAAATGACAAACGGACAATATCAGTTACCACCGGATTTTAAATTAACAGACGCAAGAGAAGTTTTATGTAAATGTGGAAATGATACATATATGCCAGGTGTAAGAGTTAGAAAAGTATCTAGACTTCTGACGGGTACACCAGATGATATGGTTATACCTATACAGGTTTTTCTATGTACACAATGTGGTGAAGCTTTAAATGAAATGTTACCAGAAGAACTTCAAAAAAAGATTATTGAGTAATGGCTGCAAAAAAAATATTTGACCATATCAACGCAATAACATCCGAACAAGACCCGAATTATTTTGATAAACTTTCGGATGAAGATTTGAAATCATGGAGTAATTTTATGATTAATCGTTTTCTTTCTATGAAACCAGAGTGGGTTGAATTAATTGCAACCCTACTACCTTTGACGCAAACTTTACAACCAAAGGAAATGTACAAGTTATATATAAGTGTTATTCCAAAAGGAAAATACTTTTTAAAATATATCAAAGGTAAAGCATCGGATAAGTATGAAGAATTTTTAATTAATCTAATTAAAACAGAGTTTCAATGTTCCGAAAAGGAAGCATTTGATTATATTGAAGTTTTATACTCTACAAGAGAAGGTAGAGAACATATGAAGTATGTTTGTGAAAAATATGGTACTGATAAAAAGCAAATAACTAAATTGAAATTAAAAATTTGATAAATCCAAAAAATTTAGTTATATTACATATATGGCAAGAGTATCATTTTCGCAATATAGTATGTGGAGCACATGCGCACAGCAATACAAATTAGCATACATAGATGGATTATCCCAATCGACATCAAATATACATTCAGTATTCGGAACAGCAATGCATGAAACATTGCAAGAGTATTTAAAAATATGTTTGAGAATTTCAAAATCGCAGGCAGATAAGAGTATAGATTTGAAGCACTTCTTAAAAGAAAGAATGCGGCAATTGTATATAAAAGAATCGAATAATGGTGAAGTTGATATTTGTACAAAAGAAGAACTTATTGAGTTTTTAGAAGATGGAAATATCCTTTTGGATTGGTTTCAAAAATCTAAAAACTTTAATAAGTTCTTTTCTTTGAAGCACGATGAATTGGTTGCAATAGAACAACCAATAAATACAAAAATATCGGATAACGTAAATTTTTTAGGGTTTATAGATTTGATAGTAAAAGATACATACACAAATCGAATTAAAATAATGGACTTCAAAACCTCAACTAGAGGATGGAGTAAGTATCAGAAAAAAGATCCTGTAAAAAACGCACAAATCCTTTTATACAAAAAATTCTATGCAGAATTAATTGGTATATCCGAAGATATGATTGATGTTGAATTTATCATATTAAAAAGAAAGGTTGAGATAAAAGAAGATATTCCAACACATAGAATCAGTAGGCATGTTCCTGCAAATGGTAAACCATCCGTCAATAAGGCTTGGAGTGGATTTAAAGAGTTTGTAGATAGTGTTTTTGATACTGATGGTAATTATCGTAATGATATTATATACTCAAAAAAACCATCGAAACTTTGCGATTGGTGTGAATTTTTTGGTAAACATTGTGATGGAAAAATTTAAATAAAACAATATATATTTTAAATTAAGTTATGGCAAAAAAGAAAATTCTGTTACTATCAGATGATTTAAGAATGGCTAGTGGTATAGCCAATGTTTCAAAACAATTAGTTTTAGGAACAGTAGACAAGTATGATTGGTTGCAGTTAGGTGCAGCAATAAAGCATCCTGAAAACGGAAAAATTTTAGACTTAAGTGAAGATGTTAGGGCGAGAACCGGAGTTGCAGATGCATCCGTTAGAATCATTCCATTTGATGGATATGGTAATCCTGATATTATCAGACAATTGATTATGACGGAAAGACCTGATGCTATTCTACATTTTACCGACCCAAGATATTGGATTTGGTTATATGAGATTGAGCACGAAATACGTCAATCGGTTCCTTTATTCTTTTATCATATTTGGGATGATTTGCCAGACCCAAAATATAATCGTGATTACTATGAATCATGTGATTGGTTAGGATGTATTTCTAAACAAACATACGGAATTGTAAAACGAGTTGGCACATGGGATAAAGAAAAATACTGGAACAAATTAGAAGATTGGCAAGTCAGTTATGTACCACATGGTATTAATACCGATGATTACGCACCTGTAGAAGTTCCTGAAGATTTTAAAAAGACAATATTTGGTGATAAAGAGTATGAGTTTGTTCTATATTGGAGTAACCGAAATATTAGAAGAAAGCAACCAATAGATGTAATGTTGGCATTCGAATCTTTTAGAAAAAGTTTACCAGAGGATAAACAAGATAAAGTTTGTTTATTAATGCACACTACTCCTGTTGAAGAACATGGAACGGATTTACCAAAAACAGCAGAACACTTGATGCCGGATGCAAAGATTATATTCGCATCAAATAGATATACAGAAAAGGAATTAAACTATTTGTATAAT